GAATTGAGGATTCTCATAAGTTTTAGATTCGATTAGTGTTGCCGCTGAACCTGATGATGGAGTTCTATCTATTTTTTCTCCAATCGATTCAGTAATCGACGTTTTATTTGTTGATGTTAATTCACTTTTGATTGTACGATACAAATTTTTTGATTCTTTGATAGTTTCAACGCCATCAAATCTTCTTAAGATGTTAATTTTCTCTTGTTTAGATGTTGAATGTTCAGTGAACAATCTTGTTGCGTATGCCAAATTTGAATTAAATGTAGCGACTTCGTTAAGTTTATCTCTGAACACATTTAGTGCTTTACGATATTCTTCGTTTTTCTCTCTTAAAACTTTGATTTGTTCTTCGTATTTTTGTTCGTTTTCAAACGTAAGGTTTCTGTTTGGTGTAATACCTTTTCTAAGACCGCGACTTCCATCTTTCGAACCGAACTTATATGTACGAGACGCTTCTTTAGTTTCTTCTTTTTTACCAGAGAAGAACATAGATGACGGTTTTCCTTTACTCATAAGTTTAGAACCATCCATCTTTTCTTTTTTCATTCCCTCTTTAAATTCGAATTTAGGTTTACCCATTCCAACACCTCTTGTACCTTGTTTCATATCGTCTTTGAATCCGCCTGAAGGTTTTTTGTATGAAAATTTAGGTTTACCAATTCTAGCACCGCTACCGATTTTAGGTTTCATAGATTCCATTTGGATATCATCATCTTCATCCATCATATCATCTTCATCCATCATATCGTCTTCATCCATCATATCGTCTTCATCCATTTCAATTTCGTAAACGACTTCCTCGTCATTAGATTTTTTCATAGAACCAACTTTTTTTGAAAATACTGAATCTATAATAGAATTAACATCCATGTCAGCAAGGTCCATATCCATTTCCATGTCGTCGTCTTCCATACCCATTTCCATGTCGTCGTCGTCTTCTTCCATTTCCATGTCGTAGTCTTCTTCCATTTCGTCATAAGACTCTTCCATTTCATCGTAAGATTCCATAAACTCATCACCTTCAGCAGATTCCATTTGAATTAGATATTCTTTATCTGTATTATCATCTTTTAGATTAACCATATTGTTATCTTTTTTTACTATGATACCGTCATTTTGGTCCATTGATAAGAAAACCTTTAAAAGGTCCTCATCAGAAATTAATGGTTCACCATCAGAGTCAGTTCCTGACAAATCGATAATATCATCATCATCGGACATTCCAATATCACTCATATCAGAATCCATATCCATATCCATTTCATCAGAATCCATATCCATATCCATTTCATCATCAGAATCCATGTCCATATCCATTTCATCAGAATCCATGTCCATGTCCATTTCATCATCTGTTTTAATCTCCTCGTCATCATCACCTTGTTCTGATACAATAGATTCTTTTACTAATTCTCTGATTTCTTGCTTCATCGTAGAAGCAAGTATTCCTTTTGCATTTTCGGCTACCGCCTCTTCCAAATTTCTCATTTGAATAAGAGCGTCCTCAACCAAATTTTTTTCTTTTGCCATTTTTTTAAATGTATATTTTTCATATAAATATTGTCATATACGTAAAAAATTCATTTTCTGTGGTTTTCATTTAAAAATAAATTAAATAAATAAAAAAAGGGGACCCTTTCGAGACCCCTTTTTATTAAACTTTTAAGAAAAAAATTTACAATACTTCTATAACTTCGTCAATTTTGCTTTCCGCAATTGATGTGATTCTCCAATCCCAAGTTAATTCACTATACCTTTTTGTAATCTTAGCCTCAACATCAGTCGGACTATATGCCTTTACAAGTTTTTCTTCTTTTACTTTTTTTACTTTACCTGTTTCTTCATCAGGAAATTCATAGTAAAGTTTTGCAATGAAATATTTTTCGTTCATAGTTTTATTTTTTATAAAATATCATCAAAACATTTTATAAAATCAAGGATTACTTATCGAGATATGTATTTAATCGTTTCATTAAATCTAATGAATTGTTTGCTTCGGGTCCTACGTGACGTTCTCTTTGTGTTTTATTCTCCTCCTCCAAGTTCTCCTCAAAATTACCCCTTTCTTCAGGTTTAGAAAAAAGATACGCACCTGGCGTTGACGGTGAAGAAACTAAGTCAAAACAAATTAATTCAAAATCGTCCTGAACTTCATTTTGTTCTCCTATCTTTTTAAGGGAACCAACACCTCTTGATGAAATACCTAAAGTAACGCCTTGTCTTAAGTAATTTGCTGCTAAATCTCCCTTTGTAGAACAAATCCCTCTTTCATGGAATCCGGGTGATGTTAGTAATCTTAATTTACCCATCAATATTATTCCATCCCACCATACTTCAGTGATAATATGAGAAACTCTATCCAAATCAATTAAAGATGATTCAGGGTGATTCAACTCAGAAAGCGAAACACCCTTATTAATCATTTTCTTATAATTTTCAGCTTCTCTTTTTAATATTTTTTCAGGATAAATCCTACCATTACGATTTGGTGTATTATATTTTTGTAGAACCGCATAAAACTCAAAAGGTTTACTGTGGTCCATGAAACTTTTGGATTCCATCAAAATATTTTGATTTCCAAATTCTTTTGGTGATACATATCCTGCATCATACTCAATAAGAATCCCTTTTCCAGATTCATAGGGTTTCAATATTTTAAGTTCGTTCATGTCGATATTTTTATATAAATACCTCAAACTTTATATTTATACCTCCACAAGTTCAGTTTTGTCTTTTTTACTTAAGTGAAAATTAAAATATTCATTTTTTCTGAAGATGTCTGAATGAATACAACTTACAATAGATTTAATTGATTTTTTTAATTCTGTTGATTTGAAATCCATCTCTTCTAATAAATAAAGATTAATTTCTAAATTCATAAAAGACCTTTTTTTGTATTGAATTCCGCTCGTTCTTAAGTCTAAATCTGCGATAAATTTTTCGTCAAATATTTCCTTGTCAAGACAATTAAATACAGTGTGTTTAACTGCTCTTGACATATTTAGGACAATTCTTGTCCATTTCTCATAATCGTCTTTTGGTTGAACCCAAGTTTGAATGTTAATGTAAATTGATTTTAAATTTTTTGAATCAACAGTACCATAAGTAATTTTTGACGATTTGAATCCGCTTAATTTAGCGGTTTTCCCTTTCTTCATTATCTCATTTTTTTCAGAGTTTATTTTTTCTGAAAAAAAGTTAGATGAATTTTGTCAAAATGTCAAAATTTATAGGGTATTGACCAGGTTCTTTAACTTAAAATACTCTAATCTGTCAAATTTCTTAGTTTTGATATTATCTATTGTCTCATTGATAGTACTTTTAACTGATTCGTCAGATTCAGATTCTAAAACAACGACCAATTTAACTACCGCCTCGTCCTTAAGACTTTGAAATCTTTCGACTAAAACTAATTCATCCTCTTTAAGAAATAAATTAAGTTCTTTCTTTTCTGATTCATTTAAATTAGATACAAATTCTTCAATAGATTTATTTGCGACTCTAACCATAGAACTCAAAGGTAAAAGAATTGTTTCCTTGTTTTCAACAATGGGAGTCTTTTTTAATCCCTCAACAATTACTTTTTTACTTCTAACTTTGTTTTCCAAGTGTAAAACATCTCCTGTATTATAAAACAAATTATCTATATCAGTGTATTGATTGTGAGAGTTAATACCAATTGACCACCTTTTAAGTTTTTCCAAATCTTTTTTGTCTGTCTTATTGATAATATTTTCAAACATCGTGATTGATTCAAAAACAAAATCCTCAGCCAATTTTTGTTCATATCCTTTATTTGTCGATAACTCGTCATAAAGAAAAAATAATTTAGATATGTTTTTATTTGACAAAACATTTCTATTGAAATTTTTAATCTCTTCTTTAAAAGTTCCTTTTCCGTAAGATTCGGAAAGTAATTTTTCAACTCTTGATTTTAATACACCTATTTTCATTTTGCAAATATTTTATAATAAATATTAGTCATTTAGTATTCTATCGAGTTCGTCTCCAATATCGCCCAAAGAATTTCTTGCTCTCGATAAATCTATGAAGTCATCTTCATTAATTAAATCACTACTTTCGAGTAATATATTCATATTATCCCTATTTTTTGATTCGGGGGTCATTCCCGCATCTCCACCTGGTTCAGGACTTGGTGGTGGTGGTATTCCTCCCATATCACCTAATCCTCCTCCACTTTCAGGAGGTGGTGGTGGTGTTGCCCCTGCCGCTGCGGTTGTTCCACTTTGTTGACCGTATAACTTATCAACATTATCAAATATACCCGTATGGACAATAATTGTTGCAGTATTTGTAAGTTCAGCGGCAACCGCTTTCTCAATTCTCTGTTGTTGTAAGTCAAGTTTGATTTCTTCGTCAGAGAACCCAAGTACGTGTTTTTTAGCCCAAGAAATAGATACAGGAGCAATACCCTCAATTGCGGTTACGGCGTCTTTATAAAGTATAATTTTCTCTTTCCAAACATCAATTGCCAATAAATCCGCTTGACGAGATGGATTATTTAATCCAAGTGTAAAATTACTTAATTCGTCCTCAAAACCTAATAAGAATAAATGTATAATGGCAATTTTATTCATTTCCGCCAACATACTTTTTTGAATTCTATTAATTGTTCTTGCGAAACGAATATCCATCAATGATAGATTCTTACCGTCACCAACCGGTTCCTCAAAACCTAAAAACGCTTTTGGGACACGAAGTGCTGTTAATAATTTCTTTTGAATGTATTCAATATCGGCAATTTCCGCCAAGTTAGTCGCTCCGGGTAGTGTATCAATAGGACTTGCCTGTGCCGGGTCACGAACAGGAACAAAATAATCTTGGTCAACTGCCATTTGGTTGAATCTCATATCAACATTTCCTGTTTTATGGTCTACTACTTGTTGGCGTTTAAATTTATTAGCAACACGTTGTACGTACCCCTCAACATCTTGGTCGTCCATATTTCCTACAAATACCTTGAAAACTCTTCTTTCGGGGGCTCTCGATGTACGATAAATCAACATCGCGTCTTCTGCCAATACTAATTGTTTCCAAATACGTCTTGCTTTTTCTAGCATAGATGTTCCGTACGGAAGTTTTCTATCATCACCTAATAATCTAAAATGGGCGATTTCCCAAGAATTAAATTCCATATCTTTAACCTTCCATTTGAACTTCAGTCCTGTGTTTTTCGGGTCCGTTTCAGTATTATAAGTTTTGGACGCCATACCCATCTCCAATCTCTCGATTTCAATGTTAGGTAATTGCATACAACCCACAACACCCTTTTCAGGGTCAAGTTTTAGATACACAAAATTATCACCGTATTTACAAGTATTTCTTGTCCACATCGTTAAATTTGTGTTAATATCTAAGGCGTTATTAAATAAATCAGTTAGAATTGATTTTATTCTTTGTGAATCAGAATAAATTTGAACCATTTGTCCATCTTGATTTACAGTAGTCGATTCCTCACCGTAAATGTCAAGTGCCGCCGAAATCTCCGGTGTGTATTCCATTGATTCAAAATCGTAAAATGAGGCTAATCTTGTTGGTTCATAATACGTGGCTTGAGTATATAAATTATTCTCAATTTTGGTCCACTGATTGGCTAAGTAAAAAGTTTGTTGAGCCTGTAACTTTTCTTTTTCGTATTGTTGTTTGGAGTTTGTTTTTAATAACTCTGTTTTGTCATATTGATAAGTTGGGTAGTCCTGACCTAACAATGAATACGGTCCAAATGATTTACTCAGTCTCTGCCAAACTGTAAGATTTTGATTATTTTCCATATAATAAAATTAACTACAAGTATAAATAGATAAACAATAGTTTTGTAGTTATAATAAATATTATCCCATCCCCCCAAATAACCAACCGTATTTAATATAATCTTCTTTTGATGCACCTGAATTTAAATTAGGGTCGTCGTATCTTGATGGAAAATTAGGGATTTGTGGGTTAAAGGCAATTGATTTCGATGGAGTGTCATCAGTTTGCATGGTCCAAGAATTTATCATGGCCTTTGTTTGTTCGGTAACTTTGGTTAGTTGACTAAATGAGGCTTCCGCAACATACATGGCCATTGCCATTGACATTATCAAGTCGTCATGTCCACCTTTTTGATGGTCAGGTCTCCCATTAATATATACAAAACTACTCATCTCGTTTAGTAATCTTGGACTCTTTAATTTGAAATCGTGTCTAACTGACTCCTCTAATGATGCAATAATCTGAACTCTTTTTGAGTTAAAGTTGATTCCCGGTATTTTTTCGGCTTGTTTTGGGTCATATTTCCATTTATTTTGATAATCTACACCATCAACATATAAATTTTTATAACCAAGTTCTTGCATTTTTCTTGATGTAGACACACCCATACCACCGGTGATATCGATTACTACAAACGCCGAATACATATTAGCCCATTTAAAACAAATCTCCGCCATAGTATCAGGAGGAAGTTTCCCAACGAATTCGGCGACCTGTTCTCTAGTATCAAAGTCGATAATTTGGAAAGTTGAAAAATCTTCAGAATCTCCTCTTGATACATCGACACCCATTACGTATTTATGACCTGCAACTGGCTCATTCCAAATCCAAAGAGAGTTTGACATCATTTTGTTTTGTGGTTCCGTAATCTGATTTTCTCTGATTTTTTGTAATGTTTTAGAATCAAATACGTTATCACCCGAACCCAAAAAATTACATTCCAATTCCTGAGAAACTTTTCGTTTGTCGTACTTTAGTTTTTTCACCATAGATTCAAACCAAGTTGACGATGGTTTATACCCTATGGACATATAATGTTTCAGTTTCTCACATTGTTCAGGATTTGTAACATCATAATCATCCAGTACTTTAATTAAATCTTGACTATAATTTTCTTTATTTAAAAAATAATCAATTATGTCTTCCGTTTGTACCAAATATAAATCCTTAGTGTAACGTGGGTCTTTATACCAATACATTTCAGAGATTTTAAAATCATTCATCGTTCTGATGGATTGGTCATAAATCTCGTAATAAATTGGGTCGTGACCGTTTGGTGTTGAGATAACAATAACTTTACCACCCGTAGACAGTGATGCCATACAAGCAGACCA